GCACCGTTCGACCCCCGATCTGGTTCAGGCTGCCCTGCCGCTGTGGCTCAATCAAAGCGTGCCGGTGGTCGTAGACGTGGTGGACACGGGTTCGAGTCCTGAGCACCTGATGACCCTGCGGTTGCTCGCGGAGAGTTCGGCAGGGAAACTGCGACTGCACACGCTCTGGCCCCGGCCTTGGTCGCATCCGTCCGAAGTCATTGCAATGGCCTGCGAGTTGTCGCAGATGTACGCTGAGACGGACTACATTTTGTTCTCGCATGTGGACGTGTTCCCACACAGCCAGCACCTTGTTCGGTGGCTCATGGGACAGTGCTCGGCAGACTGTCCTGTGGTCGGCTATGAGATTTCACCCAGGGACAGTGTCACTGGGTTTCTGTCGCGTGATCGGGCAGACGGCCAGGGCAGAGAGTGGCAGGGCATGGTCGGCCACTCTCTAACAATGGTCTATGCCCCGATGGTCCGTTCGTCGCTGGTGTCTTGGCTCTACGACGAGTCGCAGCTTGCGGCACTGTTCGGATGGGGGCAAGCCGACTACGCAGGATGGGACACCGAAGTTTCCTTCAACCTGTTGCTACGACAGGCGGGCGTCGTCCCCAAGATTGTCGGGCACGACATGAACCGGGAACATCTCGTGGACCAGTGGCACGGCCATGCCCGCAGTTACCCAGGGAGCTTGCTGTTTAGCCATCCGCATCTCGCCGACTCGGCCCAATGGGTCGGGGCGGAGATGGCCGCGATTCCGGCGAGGCTCAAGCGTTGGGCGAGGTAGGTGTGTCCAAGTTGCCGACAGTATCGGCCCGCGACTGCGTCAGTATGGACTGTGCGACAAGAGTGGACACAAAGTCCTCGAACCACGGTTCGTTATTCTTTGCTTGCGAAACCGCACTGATCCGTAAAAGACCCTTCTTAACCGAGGCGTTTGTTGAGAGCACAATGGCTGTCAGTTCTTGGTCGGTGAGAACCTGAAACAAGAACTGTTCAGCGGACACAGATCGTATCCGTTGTTTTTCTCGGTTTCGTTGTTCATCGAAAACCATCTGCTGCTCGTCAGCATCCGTCAAGAACCGCGTCCCGGTGTCCGTGGTGGAGATGTGTCCGACTGTTGCTGATGTGGCGTTCTGCGGAACTTCTCCGTGAACAAGATAGACGCCTTTTTTAATCCGTTCGGTCTGAAGAAAGTTAATTCCGTCAAATGTTATAGCTTGCGTGTCTCTGATACGGGAGTCGTTCGACACTGTGATTTGGTTCTGAGAGACTGAAAGTATTGAAATTGTGGGCATTAGTTTTGTCCGTACAATCTAAAGACGCCTTGGGCAATGTTGCCGGTTGACATTAGGAAACGTATTCCGTTAATTGCCCCGGCAGTCAAATAAATTCCACCAAATACACAGTGCGAAATACCAACACCTGCCCCGAAAGCAAACCACGCCCCATCGCCCCAGATTGGTACATGACCACCAGAAGAAGGATGGCCGATATTCACATTGATTGACCCAAATTCGTTGGCGGTGGAACTCATAAAGTTATTACTTGAAGTGCCGGGTGATGCCAGCCGTATCTCTGAATCCGAAATGTCTCCAGCCGTAGCACCACTCGCACTATAGTTTCTAGTTCCAACCCACGAATAGTCAGCAACACCCGCTTTATAGGTCAAACCAGCATCGGTAGATACGCGAATCATTAGGATTGTGGTGTCCGTAGCCGGACGCAGTCCGTCAATCTGCACTAGGTATCGTTTGTATGTACTATCAATGTTTGCGGTAAAATCAACTGTTGCTGAAGCACTGGCCGTTACTGTTGTCAACAAGGTCGATTCAGGGGGTGCGGCCCACGTCGCATCGCCCCTTAAAAACTTAGTCGTGTCGTTGGGGGCTTTTGGTGTAAAGCCGTGTTTTGTCGTCGAGACATCATTCGTCGTGATGTCTGTAAGAAGCAGTGCCCCTTCTGCCAATTGTCCCCCACCAGCGGCACTGGCGTGCTGATGGTTGGCGTTGACGAACGAAGCAATGGTCGGAGTTATGATTGTCGGGGAGCCTGTCAATTGCTGTCCCGTACAATCAAGGTTGGTCAGTAGTGCTCGTGAAGCCATTTGTTACCCAATTACGACAACTCGGTACTGGTTCAAGGTGGGAGCGGTGTTAAACTTTAAGATTACCGTGTTCGTGGTTGCCTTCTCCACTTCACAGTCAACCTCGTTGTACTCGCCCGCCGCTTCGTGGACGCTGACCAACACGTCGCGCGTACCCAGGCTGTGTGTAATGGTGATTGATGTGGCCGACCCATCACCGACATTCGTAGAATACTTGGTCGTGGCACCCAACGTGGTCCGTGCCGTGGCAGCGTCCGCGTCATCCAGTACCGTCCGGGCAAAGGAGGTCACGGTCATCAGGGACGCCGTTCCGCTGCCTGTGAAGTAGGGCGCACTGTCGGCTGCCGACGTGAGTCCGGCGAGGGCCGCAAGCTCCGCGTCATAGGCTTGGACGTTCGTGCCAATGACCAGTCCCAACGTGGTCCGTGCCGTGGCCGCGTCCGCGTCATCCAGTACCGTCCGGGCAAAGGAGGTCACGGTCATCAGGGACGCCGTTCCGCTGCCTGTGAAGTAGGGCGCACTGTCGGCTGCCGACGTGAGTCCGGCGAGGGCGAGTAGCTCAACATCCTTGACGCTGAAGACAGTGCCGCTAAGCGTCAACGTGGACTCGTCAGCCGTGTAGCTGGTTGATCCACCGATCTGCGCAAACACCAACGAGTCTGTTCCAACAACGTCTGATCCGACGTTGTTGGTGCAGGTCCACTGGCTGTTCCCGTAAGTCGTGCCCTCGCTGACAAACATTGCGTCAGCAGCGGACGACGCACTCGCCGCCATGTCGGCTGCGCGTGCCCACGAACCTACGGCAGCATCATAGATGCCGTTCTGAGAACCAGTCGTCTGATTCGCCACAAGTACGCGATCCCCGCTGACAATAGAGACACCGTCAATGGTTTGCGCCCCACTAAGCGTAATGTTAGCGGTCGTGCGAACACGCACGGCGGTCTTCCAGTCCGTCCCATTCAGTGCGTTCTGCCACTGTGTATACTCAACGTACTGTCCGGTACTGGACGCGGACGCAACGCCTGTGAACTTCTGCGAGTTCATGGCAACAGACCCAGTTGGTGCTGCCATCTGGTCCAGTCGGCTTGTCCGAACCTGGGTGTCAAAGTCACTGACCGTACTGGCGGTCTGCGTACCCGTGTGGTTTGCACGAGCCAGTGGGTTGGTGGAGAGAGCAGCAATGGCGATTGCCCCGGCATCAAATGCCGGATTCTTGACAATGTTGCCACTCATGTTGACATCGACAAGAAAGACTTTTTGTGCCATTTCAACTACTCCTAGTGGCAGTATGCTTTTCCTGTTTGCGGTGCAGCAAACTCGACCAAAGCAGAATTGTTGTTCGGATACGTCACACGGGCCTCGACCTGCTCATTGTTGATAACAATATACACATGCGGCTGACTTCCAAGATTGTGGTAAACGACCCAGGCACTCGATGCTGCGAACTGGTTGTGCGTGTATTTCACGGCGGCATCGGAGGACGGGCCGCGAATACCCGCCAGTGCCACGGAAACACGTCGAGCCTCGGCCTGGACGTAAACGGCCTTGTGCGTCGTTGTCTGTATCGCAACTCTTGCAACCTCTACCGCCCGGATAGAGATGTTCGTGCCGGTGACAACTGCCGTTCTGCGAGTACCCAAAGTGCGAACACTTCGCGACGTAACAACGTCCGAAGTGACTCGACGGTCAGATGTTGTCCGAATTGCCTGACTCATTTGACGACTTGGAACTCTCCATGAGCGACACGGTCTACTTCATCAGGACTTGCGGTTGTGTCAATGGTGTCAATATCAATGTGGTACGTTCCAGCGTCGAAACTGTCGGTGGTCTCTGCGTCAATGGTGATGGTGAATGTGGATTCCCCAACGTCAATCTCCACCTCGCCGCCGCCAGTGGTCCCTTCCCACAGTTCAGTGTCGTTGTCGTCGGTGATCCGCACACGACCTGACAGGCCCGTCAGGTCCGACTCTTCCGTACCTTCTGCGTCATCGTACAAGGTCAGCACAGACCGAAACGTCACACCCTTGATGCAGGCGTTATCGGCGGACTGAATGAAGTTCAGACTGGCTGGACTAGGCATCTTGCATTCTCCCTGGGCAATGACAAATCGTACAAGGCGTGTCCCCTGGCGAAAAGCCCAGGGGCTACTTGACGCCGTAGAGGCCGAACGTGCCGGAGGCTATGTTGCCAGAGGACATCACTAGGCGAATACCGTTGATTGCCGCTGTGCCCGTGTGGTTCCCCATCCCTTCGGTACGTCCCCAGTACGCCGTGGACGAGTGCTGCACACCCTCCCACGAGAACATTTTTTGCAATGTGGTGGAAGATGGGGCGTACACGGTGATGTTCCAGTTTGATGACTTACCTGCCGCGTTACCGAGTCGGCGGTTGGCCTCGGTAGACATATTGATCGAAATAGATGGGCCAGTGGTCACTGCGGCTGAGAGTACGGGTGAGTATTGCACCATCCCTGTCTGAACCACCCAGGAGTAGAGTGTGTTCAGCCATGTAGTTCCGCCGTTTGTTGAGACCTGCAAGAGCAGGCTAACCGCGTCGCTGACAGGGACTAACTTGTCTATCTGTATCTCGTATCGGTCATACGTCGCGGTAATGCCACTAACGAAGTCAACATACGCCACGGAACTGGTAACAATCTGTGACGCCAACAGTGTTCGACTACCCGCCAACGAGGCGATGGTCACGCTGGTCGGAGACCCAGCGGCATCCGAGGCCACAACTGACAAGGCGGTGAAGTTGGCCAGCTTTCCAATCGCGATGATATTGTTGCCGATCTTGTCGTTCGTCACAGCACCGGCATTGATTTTTGCAGTCGTGACCGCACTTGCGTCAATCTGTGCCGCAGTGACGGTATCCAGCGTCGCCAAGTCACCCAGGCCGAGATTGACTATGGCCGAAGCAGGACTAACCACATCTGATAGGTTGTTGGCCCGTTGTAGGTAACGGGAGTCCGCTTCACTGGTCAAGGGTACTTCTCCTGGTTCCGTACCTGTGTTGACCGTGGCAGCCGTACCAAGTCCCAGGTTGTCGCGGGCGTCCCCTGCCGTGGTTGCACCTGTGCCACCCTCAGCAACAGTGGCGTTGCCTGTCAGGAACTTTTCCCACACGTCCGGTCCTGTGGACTTTAGGAAGTAAACAAACGTGTCGTCGGTGTCAATATGTAGTTGGCCGAGCACACCGCCCGCTGGTTTTGTTGCACCGCTCCATGTGGACCGAAGCGAGTCCAGTCGAGAAATTATTCGATTGATGCCGTCTTCTACGGTATCGCCAGCAGCACCTGTGTTAATGCTATCCCATGTCTGCGACATTACAAAATCTCCAATAGCTCAACTATGAAGGGTCGTGAAAGTATGTTGTCAGTGCGCCGAGGGCTGGTACAAACTGGTCATTGTCTGTGCGGGTAAACTCGATCCGTATAACAACCGACGTAAATTTGTAGGTGGCGTCCCTGAACACCCTGTCTGGCGACATCTCCAGGTAAAAGTTAATGTTTGCCACACCGTTGTCATTTGTGACAGGGTTGATTGCACCTGTCGCGTCCGCTATGTACTGTGTGGCGTTGTCAATAAGCAGCCCAGAGGACAGATCAAAGTAGGGGGAGGCTACCTTAAACAGTCTCCCTGTCCTCTCTGTCCCCAGGTTTAGCGTATAGTGGTACGTCCCCACAAGTTCGCCCGCCATCAACCGTAGATCACCCGATACAGCATCCACCTCCATGCTTGCAGACAGTGTTCCTGGCCATCCATCCGCGTGTTCGTCTTGTTCAACTATAAGCACGAGGCCGAGTTGCGGATACTTTACAAGGTCTACTGTTGTCTCGTCCCCGTACGCCCGTCTGCCCCCGGCCCATTGGATGTATGTACGCACACGGAACCGATACGTCGTTTCCGCCATTACGGCGACTTTGTTAGAAAACTGGGTGTCCGTTGTGTCCCCGAACGGCGTGGCCGTGGCCCATGTGTCGCCCGTCGTTCCGATCCGAACCTCGTAGCCAAATCCGATCCCGCCTCCTGCGAGTACCCAGGCCAAATATACTGTGTTGTCGTCTTGGTAGGCTTCCAGCAACGAGACAGCAGGTATGGTCGGAAACACTGTTCCAAATATCGTCCCATCGCGTGTGACCTGTGCAGGCAACACACTGACGTTGCCGGAGTCGTCCACCGCACGAATCTGGTACGTTTTGTACTCCTTGGTCTCACAAGGAACCGTGTGTCTAGTGCTGACATGACTCAGCACCAGTACCCTGCTGCTGGCTCTGTCCGTATGGCCGGGGTTCAACGAGTCCATCGGCCATTCGCCATCCCCCTCAACAATCTCGTAGGATAGCAGGTCTATATCCGACACGGCATCCCACCGTAGTAGTACGGAGGTGAAGTTTCGTGTTGCCCGAAAACCCGTCACGTTCGCTGGTGGCAGGGTCTTGCCGACAACGACCTGTTCGCTTAGGTGGGCTGGAATGGACTGCGTGGACGCGGCCTCGTAGGTCTTTTGGGCACGGACCCGGAAGTTCCAGTTTTGCTGGACAGATACGTCGCCCGCGATGTCGGGATCGACCTCGCTGTACTTACTGGGCACCGCCCCTGTGATCTTGTACGACACATCATTCGTGTAGATCGGAGCAGACCACGGACCTCCTGGTGGCTGGTACTCAAACACATAGACCATCGCCCGTGGGTCAGGGCTTGCTGTCCAGCTAACGTCGAGAACCGTGTCAGTGTAGTTGTTGTTCCTGACAAGGTTCTCCACCATTGTCATGCCTGATGGCGGTGCCAGCTTGCCTGTCGGGAGGTAGCTCGTGGGGGTATCAGGCAGGGAGAGGTTCGCCTCAACACGGGCAAATTTACTTCCGTCGTACTGAAGGGCGGTGATCTCGTACAGGTGCGGCTCGGTCTCTCGCATGGAGAGCACCCGCCAAGTCTCTGGCACCAAGGTCGTGTTCTGGATCACGAACATCGCGTCGGGTTGCAGTGTGCCTAGCTCCGTCACGGGATCGGTCACAGGCACTGTGACAAGCAGGAACGCTCCGACCATGCCGGGCGTGATGTTTAGTTCCACAATGGCATCGTCCGTGTTTAACACGAGCAGCGTGTCACCGACCTGCGAGGCGTAGGGCATGTCGATGTAGAGGATGTACCCCCCGCCCGAATACGCGGCATAGGACAAGATGCGGCCACCCCGGCGAACACCTGTACGGGCCGGATCGGAGATGGCAATGATCTCTCCCGGTCGCGTGTTCTGAAAATCCACCCCGGCTGTGAACGTGACGGTCTCCGTCTCGTACCGCTCTGAGTCGAGAATCCACTTGCCCACACGATTGGCCTGCCCACGGGACGTGGTCGCAAACGCCACCACCTCAATCGGTCGCCAGCCGTAGGTGTTGATTAACTCGTGGTCCTCGACCACCTCCACCGCCTGTTTGTAGTTGTCCTGCGGGTCGTTCCATGTAATAAGTGCTGCTGTGTGACGGGCCTTGAGTGCCGTGCCTGTGTATGTAAAGTCGCCGCCGACCACATTGGCCCGTGACACAAGTCTGGTGTAGTCTTTTGGTGAGTCCTGGCTAGAGGCCACCCCGCCCGCCGACCAGTATGCCATCCCGCGAAACACACTGGCCAGTGCTTGAAGGACCGTGTAGGCTTCCTCACGGGCCTCAATTGCACCATTGAAAACAAATCGCCGTTCCGTGCCACCGTAGCCATTACTGATTAGGGTCTGCTCATTATTTTCATCAACGCAGTCACAGTATTTCGCGATTTCGTACAACGAGTATTTATCGACTTGATCCTCGTTGACGTACTCGCCAAGTCCGTACCGCTTGTTGGTGAGGATGTCGTAGAACACCCACGCGGGGTTGTCGCACCAGCCAGTTGTAAACGTGCCGTCCCAAAAGCCACTATACACCTGTGTCGCCGGGGTGTAGTTGCTAGGGTACGCAATCTTCAGTCCCTTGATGTGGTAGCTACGTTGTGGCACTCGGCCACCGAACAACTCAGCGACAACCTTGAGGCCCGCCAAGGCACAGTTTGGGTACTGTAGCTTGACGTTCTGGACCTCCACCCATGAGTTCAGGTAGAAGGTGTCCTGCTTTTTGACAGAGGACGACTCGACGGTGAGCCGGTCAACCTGGATGTCCAGTGGAAAATTACCAACGGGCTGGTTCACTAAAAACGCGCCTGACGTAAGACTGTACCTGTACTGTACCTCATAGTCAGAGGTTGTCTTACCCTTAATAATCTTTCGGTCAAACTCGACGAAGTCGCCCCCCACCCAACGACGTAAAAACCTGAACTCAACTGTCGAGGCACCCACGTCCCCGTCACTGTTAGTTCTCACGAGAGACGAAAAACGAAGGTTGATCTTAACGTCGTCAATGTTGGGGTTGGTGATCTGAAAGTAGACGGTCGTGTCAAACTTGACCTCCATGTTTTTTTCAAACGTGGCCTCGACCTCGGAAATCCCCACGAGCGGCAACTGGTCGGGTGTCCCGTACCGAACTTCCAGGTCCGCCCCCTTAAAGTTCATCAGTGCGATGTACGCGGACCCAGGTGGGGTCACGAACGTCAACGCTGTCGTGCCAAGCGTTATCGGATTGTTAGTGCTCAATGCCCATTGCGTGTTGCCGTTCGTAGTGCCTTCTTGGACCAAGGTTGACATCCCAGATGTCACCTCCGCTGAAGTGTCCGCATCGGTGGCTCGCGTCGGAGCACCACTTGCGTTGACCGTGTAGATGCCATTGGCTGCACCAGTCGTCTGGTTCTTCAGCAGGATTCGATTGCCAGTCGCCAGCGTAACGCCGTCGATGACCTGACTATTGGCAAACGCAGTCGCCAATGTTCCGTTCACGGTCGTTGCCGCACGGACGTTTGCCTTCCAATTGAAATCTTCGTCAACATGCTTGGTGTAGTCTGTCTTTGTGACGACTATGCAGACTATGCTGCCATATCCTTTATCCTTAATTGTCTTGTTCGTTATGTCCGTAAGTTTCTCAATAGTGAAGTCGCCGTTGTTCGCTTGGTTTGTGCAGCCAACGACGCGAATTGTACGGCCCTCCGAATAGTTAGGCGGTACTGTTGTATTGAGACGGATTCTTCGTTTGTCGGCCAAAATAGAGTGGATGGTTAGTGTGGCGTCATCCTCCATCATCGGCACATTGTCGAAGTAGATCGACCGCTCTGGATGCTCCTGGTCAAAAAACCCCTCGATCTCCCCTTCACACAGCAGGTCCACAACTCGTGCGGTGGCCGTCGAAAGCAATGTGTTCGACGACTCTGATGGCTGACCGCCCTTGCCCTTGTTGCCGCTGACTTGAATCAGTTCTGTCATTTCTTTTGTGCCACTTCTAGGCCACCACTGATAACAATGGAACCAATACGAATCGTTCCGTAGACAAGTGGGACAGGACCACCCTGCTCAAAAGTGTTTATTGGACCGTCAAATAGAAACGACTTCTTTTCCTTCTTGTCCTTTGTGGACTCTTGTTTACTCATTAGCATGGCAACGCCCAGGAGGGTGACACCGAGCAGGAGGGGGCCGAGTCCGCCCAAGGCACCACCTGCCCCAAGACCGAACAAACCGCCACCCCCGGCTGCCGCAGCACCGCCGCCAAGGCCCGTGAACCCACCGAACATGCCACCAAAGGAACCGCCCGCGAGGCCCGCGAACAAGCCTTTGATCCCGCCCATCGCCACGGGTCGCAGGTGAATCTCGTCATGCCCTGTGGACATCAACAGGCGTTCTTCGGTGACGAGACGGCGGCAACCGGGCTGTTTGACGGTGGGGGCCGTGGTCATCAGGAAGGTCTTGCCCTCCATTGCCCGGCGAAACCGCCCAGGGAAGTTCACGTCCATCAGCCGGATCGCCTGGGCAGGGGTGGCCACCGAGACACGAAACCGCTCGCCGAACTCGCGGCGTAGTGCTCCATGCAGCACCAGGGTCTTCATCTGTGGCATGATTCGTGCCTTACAAAGTGTTTGCAGTACCGCAGCCAACGGCCCAGTGGTTCGCGACAGGAGAGTCGCAAACCCATGTGGTGCATCACTAGCCCATTTCCCAGGTACAGTCCCGCGTGGTTGACGACCGGGGACGCCACCTTACCAAGTATCACGTCGCCTGCCTGTAGTTCCCTTTGTGAAATCTCGTGAAAACCACAATTTCTGATTGTCAGGGGGTTGAGCAGGTCCAACCCGGCTCCCTGCGGTGGTGGTAGGTACCAATACTCCTGGCGGGGCAGATTGTCCAGACGGATGCCCTTTTCAAGAAAGTACCAGTCCCGCACAAGGCACCAGCAGTCGCGGATGCCGTCCAAGAACATTCGCCCCATGTACGGCTGAATGGGCGAACCATCCCCGAACCACTCGATGTGTGAGCACTCGTACTGTGTGCATTTGACGATGCCCCAGGGGATGTCCATTGCCTGCTGCTGCTGCATGTCGAGGATGCTTGGGCTGATTGTCCCGTCCGTGTGGCTGTGGATCAGCCCCGTCGCGTCATCTGACACGTCTGTCAGGAAACTGATCTTTGGTGTTTCGTGCCTGTTTTCCAACGGCTCGTAGACCCCGTTCCGAACCTGACCTACCGCTTCTTTTGGGTACTCCCGTCGAGCGTGCAACTTAACTGCTGCCAGTATGTGTCCGTCATGGAACATGACTACTCCACCTTGATCCGACTGATGCCTGGAAAGCCACCAAACGGTAAAATCCTGTCTCTGAGGTTAAATCGACTCTTGCAGTCAGATAGTTTTTTACCACACTGGTCCAACATGTAGTCGCCTGTGCTCTTGCCAGTTTTCAGAAAAAACGGTCCTTGCGTCGCGGCTTCAATTAGGTTCTCGTTCGGGTAGGCAACAATAGCCTCGACATCTGTGTTGCCGTAAGCTGACACAAATACAACCAGTACGCCACCATTCTGTAGTGGGTTGCTAGGTACTGACGAACTCATTGTAAAATTAGCACCAAGCACTGCCACAAGTGCTGCATCAATGGTCGCATGTGATGCGTTGTATTCAATACTTGCCGTACTTACGCCACCCCAGCGAAGCGTGAATGTCCCTTGCGTCACTTTCGTGCCAACTGTGATTCGTTGTTGCTCGTTCACAGAGGGGCCACCCGGCACAACTGTCTGAACGGTTACTTGGCCGCGTGGCTGCCCTACCCACGGACAGCCCATGTCGGTCTGGTTGTACTCAAACAAGGTTTGTGGTGGGGCACGTCCTGGTATCGGTGTTCGATACCGCAATATGCAAGCATCGCGGATTACCTGCCTACCCGGCAACTTCCGACCCTGCTGGTCCATTGCCGCCGACAACTCAAACTCTACAAACAGCCGGTTCTGAACCTTCTTGCGTTCGACCACCCAAATCTCTGGTAGATAGTGTTCGTTGGGATCGGCCAATGGCCCATCGTCCAGGTAGTGTGAGTATGTGACCCACCGAGTCAACTTGGACCCGACCGGGTCTCCAAACTCGCTGATGATACTTGATGGTAGCAGGCCAACATTGGAAATCTTGATAGTCGGTGTGGGCAGTGCGCCACGACCGCTGATCTCAAAACCCTCGGCAGAGATGGGCATGGGGGTGTAGGCATTACCCTGCCACCAAAGCGGTGTCACGTCCGGGCTTGTAAGGTCGCAGGTGGTGGTGATCGCACCTACGTTGGTTGCGGCAAGTTCGCCGATGAACTCCACCGTGACACCACCTGTCCGCAGCGAAATGCCGCTACACTGTGTCTTACCTACACCGATAATGTCGTCGAGTGCTGTCTGGATGTCCGCCGTCAGTGCCGCGTAGGTCAACGGGTCAGACGTGACCGCCGAATAAGTTAGCGTGAAGGTGCCCGCATCCGTTTCCGACGCGAGCGTTAAAAGCTGTTGCTCGTTCACGCCCACGGCCCCGACCACGACTGTCTGCACCAGGACCGTTCTCGAAGAGGTAGACCCACTCGTGGCGGCTGCACAAAAGCGGTACACCAGCCCCGTCTCGAACAGGGACAGGTCCAGGTCAAACAACTCGACCCGCCGCCCTGGGACTAGCTTCTGCTTATCAGCCGCAATGCTCATGGTTGCTGCCCTGGCTAGGCGGGTGTCGCCCCGAACCACCGCTTGAACTTAACCGTAATGGTTTTTGACAATGCGTTAATTGCCGACACCGCGTACCCACCGTCAATGCTCCACAGGAGCAGCACTTCGGGTTGTCCTGATTCAGCCGCAGCAGCCGCAGCAGCCGCAGCCTCCTCGGCTGATCGTGGTGCTGTCCAATAAAATGGTGTGTACCCGTATGTCGCGTCCAGAAAAGCAACAATGGCGTCGGCGTCAGAATTGTCCACGTTCTCAAACGTCAAGGACCACGACAGCCGCTTTGGGTTTATACCGGCACCGCTTCTCATTACATAGCCGTCGCCAAACTCTGCCTCCAGTATGTCGAACTGCACCTCTTGCCCAGGGGATGAACGGCTTGGGGGTACGGTCGTTGGAAAGGTGGAGGCAGGCATGTTACTACTATCCTTGTTCCTGTGTCGTAGCGGCCACCACGAAAACTAGCCTTGGTTCAGTGTACCGCCCGGACGAAGTTCTCGCACAAGCATCTCCGAAAAACTTTTTCGCAGGACGGCGTCCAGTTCTTTGCCCGCCATCTGTCCCTGCTGGACACCTGCTACCGCACTACCGCCCCC